AAGGCTTGTTGTAATACCAGCACTTTGGCTTTATACGCATCAGCCACTATATCCATGCTGCCTGCTACGGCCATTGCGGCCGCGTAAGCCTTTCGGCCTGCCTCGCTTGTAAGATCAAGGCTACTGACATATTTAACAAATTCAGCATGTGAATTAATCGCTGCTGAGCCAGTCAGTCCAAGCGATCGGTTAAACGCTGCTACATCCGCAGAGGCTGTACGTAGTGCCTGCGCTTTACGTACTTCTTCGCTGAAGAACTCTTGATAATAGCTGGCGGCGGATTCTTTAACCTTATCAATGCCACCCATCAAGTCCGTCAAGCCTAATGCAGCGGCAATGGCTGAATCTCGGGTCTTGCCTGTATTCACCCCCAACTGATCTAAGGCGGGCACAACCGATTGAGCGGCGGCGGCCATCAGCCCGAAGCGAGCGACGATCTCTTCAGCCGTGCCCGCCATAAGATTCTTGCCGCCCTGCATGGCCTTTTGCAGTTCTTCGGGCAGTGCCGAAAACACCGCCGTGTAGCGACTTTTAAGCATGTCGCTAGTGCTGAAGCCGCTCTGCGTGACGCTTTGCAAGGCGGCTTTGATGTTATTGATAGAGCTAGGGATGGCGGTGGCAATCATCTGATCCAGCGCAACCATTTGATCCATCATGACGTGGAATTTAGGCACGAAGTCCTTTTCCCGTCCGATTTTGTTGGAATTTAAAGTTGCGCCGAGCAATCCAAAGATGGACTGGCGATAGTGCTCTTGGCCTGCATGACCGCCTTGTCCCGTGAGTTGCTGGCCTTGCTGCATGTTTTGCCCAAAGACGATATTGCCTTTGGGGCTGCCGATAATTTTAGAAATTGCCGCAATCGCACCGGCTGCAATCCCGATAGGGCCTAATGCTGAAGCAAAACCACTTAAAGCAGAACCAATCCCACCGAGTGCCCCAGTGACCGAGCCACTACCGCCAAACAGTGCACCTAAGCCACTGGTAATACTGCCCAGTAGGCCGCTGCCAGCATTTGATCCGCCCAAACCTAAAGCATTGGTGATTGAACTTAGGAAGCCACCGCCTTGACTGATGCCTGAAAAGACTTGGGAAATTGCACTACTTAACGATTGTTTAAGAGGGTCGATAAATGCACTTTTGAGGCTGTTTAGAAGGTTTTGGCCTGCACTTTTCCAGTCGCCGCTGAATAGGCCGTCAGTTAAAGCCTTGCCAATGCCATCACTCGCGCTCTTCATGCGCTCTAGCGCTTGAATGTGCGCCTCCGTTTGCTGAATGCTGGCAATCTGTTCAAGGTTATAGCCCTTTAATCCAAGCTCAGCCGCGCGTGCTGCGGCTTCGCCGCCGCGTAAAGAGGCGGCTAGCATTGCGGTCTTATCAACCAGTCCGGCCATTTCAGTTCGGTACGACTGTAAGGTTTTAGTCTGTTGCTCCATCGCAGCTTGAGCTTGTGCAAGCGCGGGGGTATAGCCTGCTTTATAGCTTAGCGTTAATGCCTGCAATGCCTCGTCATTCAAGAATAATGATTTTTTGGCAATCTCTAATAGTTGGCTGGATTCCTTTATTGCTTTTTGTGCGGCTTCACTAGCAGCTTTGGCTTCATCAGTCTTTTTCTTCTGGGCTTCCAGTGACTTGATATAAGCCTCAGTTTTGATAATCGCGTCTTGGTTTGCACCTGCGATACCTTGTTGGCTCAATGCAAAGCGGCGGGCAGCTTCATCACCTTGAGTTAAAGCGATAATTTGTTGTTGAAGATTGGTGGATAGGTCTTTATAGGCTTTGGCGGCTGCTTCACTAGCAGCTTTGGCTTCATCAGTCTTTTTCTTCTGGGCTTCCAGTGACTTGATATAAGCCTCAGTTTTGATAATCGCGTCTTGATTAGCCCCTACAATCTGCTGCTGACCTAGAGCAAAGCGGCGGGCAGCTTCGTCACCTTGAGTTAAAGCGATAATTTGTTGTTGAAGATTGGTGGATAGGTCTTTATAGGCTTTGGCGGCAGCTTCACTAGCAGCTTTGGCTTCATCAGTCTTTTTCTTCTGAGCTTCCAGTGACTTGACGTGGGCTTCAGCCGCAATCACGGCATTTTGATTAGCTCCAGTGATGCCTTGTAATGATAGTTCATAGCGCCGCGCCGCTTCATCGCCCATGGTTAGTGAGAGCAATTGTTTCTTGGTACTCTCCATGATCGACTTGAAGGCGTCAGCAGCAGCCTGCGCGGTTTTTTCTGCTGCAGTTTTGACGCTCTTTCCACCTTTTTCGATACCAATACCTAGTCCGGCGGCAGTATCAGCGCCAATGGCTTCAGCAATACGGGAAGGCGAGTGAGTGTCCAGTCGGTCGCGCATGGCGGTTTCAATGCCGCCTGCGGCTGCATCAGCGGCAGTGATATGCGCCTTGGCGCGGTTAATGCCATCCGCTAAGCCGTTTGAAATATCAGAACCTATACTGGATAGCTTGGCTCTAATGCCAGAAAAGTCGGGCATTTTGATTTCAGGCATTAAGCTTTTAAGGCTCAATCCCTCCCACCATGTGGCAAAGCTCTTGATGAAATTCCAAGCCTTTTCCACCAAAGAGGTATTAACCTCGCCGGAACGCGGCAATAGATTCCAGCTATGCCACCATGCATCTAGCGCCTTGGCCTTATCCCATGCACCGATCAGTAAAGAAGCGGTTATGTCGGCAGTTACCTCGCGCAATGTCCAACTATTCCACCAGTTAGAAAAACTACTGGCAACTGATTGGGCTGAGTTAATTAGATGCGTAGCAACAGGGGTTGCCCATGCTTTTAGCCGTGAGCTGTCCCACCATGACTTAAAGTTGCTGGCTTGCGCTTTGGCAAAGTCAATGGCAGTGGTCTTAATATCTGCCGTCTTTTCGGCTAATGTCGTGGAGTTCCACCAGTTTACAAACCCGCTGGCTTTTGTCTGCAATCCACCCCACAAGCCCGACCACCAGCCGCTAACCTTATCCCAGTTGGCATACAGCAGCGTCGCGCCGCCTGCAATCGCCGCAATGGTTGCGCCAATCGGGTTTGCAATTGCGGCAGCGGACATTATTTTGATTGCCGTTGTGACCACGCCTAATGCTGACCCCAATGGGCCAAGTGCAAACGCAAACGTGCTAACCGCCGCACCGACCAATCCCAATGCTAGCTTAGTGGACGCACTCGCGGCCAATAAACCGCCCAGCGCCGCCAAAAACACCTGCACGCCACTAGCGCTGGTGGTGGTTGCTGGATTCAAAATACCAAAGGTCTCAGCGACTGAACGAATGCCATTGCCGACTGATGTGAAAACGGATACCACCTTATCCCAATTCGCCACTACAAATCCGACAGGGGTGTAAGAAGCCACTTCTTTTAGGGTTGACCAGTTGCCGATCAATAGCTTCACCGCGCCGACGACGCTATGAACAATCGCAATCACCGGCTGCATAGCCTCCCCCATGCCACGCCCCAAGGCTTCCGCACCACCTGCCCCCGCAAGGCTAGAGCTGATGCCTGCATACGCGGCCTTTAGTTCGGTGAGCATGGGCGCAACAAAAGCTTGTCCATAACCCCGCCCAAACTCAGCCGCTGACGATACGAATTGATGCAGGGTAGGATAGGCGCTTTGGAACATATTGCTGAACGCCACACCCCAGCCGCCATTATCGAGATCGGCCTTGAATTTGACTAGGGTCGTATTGACTTCAGCAGACCACGCCTGAAGCGGTGCGCGGGCATCAATGAAGAGCTGGCGGATGTTGGGGCCTAAAGTATTAATGACGTTCGAGCCGACGGCGGCGAGCTGAGTTTGAACACCTTCCAAGCCCACCTTGAAATAGCTGAGTTCAGTATTAGTCTGCTTCATGGCGGCTAACTGAGCATCCGACTGGATAGCACCGACCGCATTTGCGTATTGCTGGATCTCCTGAAACTTTTGCGCATTCTGCCGCAAGAGTGGTAATAGATTGGCAGCATCTTTGGAGATATAAGCCAAGAAAGCCGACTTATCACGGTCGGACATTTTGATTTTTGAAAGGGCATCGCCGATTTTTAGCAAGGCTTCTTCAGGCTTGGCCGCCTTGATTTCAGATGCATTTAAGCCGATCGCTTTTAAGGCTTTGGCAAAATCCTCACCATCCTCTGTGCCAAGCTTGTCCATTTTTTCAGACAAGTCAGTAAAGACAGCGCCTACATCACCTAGTTCATTTAGCCCCGCTGTAACGCCCTCAAACCGAGCAGCCAGCCGCCACGATTGCAGCGCCTGCGCCGATGTTCCGGTATTTTCTGCTAGCTTTTGCAACTCCTTGGACATCGCCGCCACATTCGCAGTGGCTAGCGCCGTGCCAAATGCCATTCCTACTGTTGCCGCCATCTGACCTAAGACAGGCACTGCACCAGCTGCGGTCGCCGTTAATACAGCCATTGCTGACTTAGCAATGAGCAACTTACTCGCCAAACCCGAATAAGCCTGAGCCATTGCAATCACTGCAAGGGTATGCGAGCGCTGATCGGCACCATTGCCGCCACCACTTCCCCCTGCCCGCCGCCAGCGCTCTTGTTGCTCCGCAGCGCGGCGAATCGCATCAGCAGCCGTATCGGCATTGGTTCGGATGCGATCTAGTTCATCATTATAATCACGCAGGATAGGCAGAGCGATGACTGTGGCAGCGGTAAGTGCTACTACGGATGTACGCACCTGCTGAATAGCACTCGCTGTACCCGCACCATCCACATCAATGCGGATATGCACGGTCTGGCTTTGCAAACTATCGCGGAATGATTGAATGCTGGCGCGTGCGGCGGCATCATCAAAGCTTGCATTTACATTGATCTGCAAACCCGTGGTGAGTGAGCGCGTATCACTAATAAATGATAATACAGAACGTTTGAGACGTTCTAATTCAGAGAGAGCTTGTGTAGTGCCAATGTCAATACGCAGGCTGTTTTGTAAGCTACTCCGCAGAGCCTGTATACCAGTGCGAGCAGCTGCATCATCAAAGCTTGCATTTACATTAAGCTGCAGGCCTGTGGCGAGTGAGCGCGTATCACTAACAAACGATGATACCGCCCGCTTAAAGCGTTCTAGTTCGTTACGAGCTTGCGTGGTCTCAACATCAACCCGTAAACTAATTTTACTATCTGTCATCGCGCATCCCCATTTCGTCCTGCATCGCCTGCCAGTAACTCACCGCTCCATGTGCGATGAGCCGCAGTTGCGGCCATAAAATCTGCGCGTCTTTTTTTCGCCCTGATAATTCAAGCCATGTGAACACCGCCACAGCATCCAGCCCTAACGGCACTCCACCCATCGGTGGATATTTCCATTCACTATTGATTTCAAGGAAGACTATGACCGCTTCCCAATTGTCAGACCAGACCTCGAAATCTGGTTCTGGAGCTTGAATTAGCTCTCGATGAACTCCGTAGTAGGCGGCATCGTCGGCAAGGGCTGTTGTTTCACCAGTACCTCGGGCGGAAAGTCTGGCCCAGTAGAAGCCAGTGTCAATGAGTTTTTTTCCTGCTGCTCCACCGTTGCAAAATCAACTACTCGTCCGAGTGACGCCGAGAGTGGGCGAAGGTATTCATCCCATTCCATGACTTGATCAAGCAACTCTGGGGTGTAGTTCAGTGCGACACCCGATGCATCAGCCAAGCCTTCTAAAGCATGCAAGTTTTCCCGAATCCGCTTCTTAGTAGTCTCTTCTACGGCTGCCGCCTTTTTGAGACTCCCTTCCAAAACCGACATACTGGCTTGATCATCTAGTGCTGATGCCTGCTCTAGCTGCTGATTCATACCCTGTAGCGCCATGCTATCTTGCAAACGCGCTAGGGCTAGCTGCTGGCGTTTTTTCTTATCAGGCCGCTTCCAGACAGCCGTCAGTCGAGCCACTTCTTGCTCACCCTCCATCACGTAAACCGAGTCGCGCACAAATGGGGTAATACCTTTAAACATGATTACAGTCCTTATAGATGAGTGAGTGTCAGGGCTTCGACTTGCCCCAGTGTCATTTCAATACCGAGCGTATTATCAGGAAGATCAACCTCTTTCACATCACGCACATTCATTGCTGGATAGTCGAAAATCAATTGCCGTGCTGCAAACGTGCCGTCACCTTTGCAGGTAATCGTGTAGGGGTATGTGCCGCCCAAGTAGCTATCGAAATTAAACTCTGCAGCGGATGCAATATCACTGGCGCGGAAAGTTAGCGTCGTTTCAGCCTCAGACTCCAAATCCGCTAAAGCTCCCGACCCGCACAAAGAATCTTGAAAACTTGCTTTGGTGCGCCATAAGTTTTTACAGGCCATCTTGTAAAGACACAAACCCTTGCCGTTGATTTGCACATTCGCAGTATTGGCCGCACTGGATGCCAAGCCTAAATTAGTCAACAGCGCCGTCGCACTGCCCGCCAGCGACCCGCTTTGCACAATATCAATATGACCACCCAACAACTCAAACAAGAACATCGGGATTTTGCCGAACTCCCATTCAAAGCCGACCGAACCGCGACAACCCGCAATCTTGCGCTCCCACTGCGCAGCAGCGCTACGGGTGCGACGATAGGAAATAGAAGCAGATGGAACACTTGATGCGGACGCAAGCTCGGTATAACTCACTCCTGCTGACGGACTAGTCACCTCATTAGGTGCAGTTGCACCACAAATCTGCAACAACAAATCAATCGGTAACAAATCAGAGCTAGTGGTAGGTGCAGCATTCGCCCACTGCAAAGGCACTTTGAAGCCAACTTTAGTGTGGCGCTTTTTAACTGCCGTGATAGATGCCGGACGATTAAGCGAATCCAGCATGAACGACTCTTTGTCCGTCTGGTTAGGCTCAACCTTCAAATCATTTGTTGCCAAATAACTGGCCGCCACAGGGGCAACATACGTACCCGGTACTGTTTCCAGCGCGACGAAAATACCATGCTGCTTGGGATTGATAATAGCGGGCATGTTAATTACTCCTCAGAGCGCCCAGCTTATCAAGCTGAGCACAATTCAATGACTAAACAACTGGCTCTTCAATAACCGGTTCGCCTACCATAGGCTCAGCGGGAGTTAGCACTGCATCCGGCGCAACAGGTTGCTCAGTAATAGGCGTGCTATTACCCAATGCACCATCCCCGTTTAGATCAGGTGCGTTACCCGCGATCGGTGCGGCAGGTGTCAATAGACTGGTGATGTCGTATTGGATATGAGAGCGGAATACTAATTGATGATCAGTCACGTGCTCGTAAGGCACGCCTTCGACACTCACAGTCTGCTTGACTAGACGGAATACGAAACGCTCGGCAACCTGAAAACCCCGCCAGTCATTAGACGCGCCATCAAACTGAATGTCGCCGCTAGCCAAACCCGTCATAGGGTCAACCAAATCGGTGCGGGTATAGGACATTTGTGCTTGATAGCCATCTTGCAGCTTATATACTGCACTATCCACAAAACCGTCCGCATTGAAGGTAAAGCTCTCTTCTGCAATCTTGTCACTTTGTACTAGCCGTTCAATCACCGATGCAAGCGTGTAAGACTGCCCGTCAATGTTGAAGGACATTGCACCTAGTATAGATTGCAGACCACTAGTAGTCAGAAACTGAACAAAAGCTTCTTCGAGCTGGCCTTGCTCAAATGAATCCAGCACTTTTGCTTTCGTCAATGCTTCATTCGCTTTCGCTAGAGCTTGATTCACCTGATTTTTCAGCTCAATATCAACGTTTTCGCGAGCTGCTTTAACACGCGCTGCTACGGTCTGAATAAAGGCCGCTTGGCTAGCCGCATTTAATTTCTGCGCCATGATTTGGGCAGCGCTAGTGGTAACAATTTGTTTAAATGACATGATTACGTCCTGTAAATTAGAAAGGCAAACACGGATTGAACTGGCTCATGACATAGCGACTGGATTCAAACACCATGTCGTATTGCCAGACACCAGACTCTTCCGAAACAAACTGATCGGAGATGGCAACCAAGGGTTGCCACCCTCCTTCAGAGGGCATCCAGCCCAGCAGCGCATCCAGCACTGCATCCATGACCCCATACGCTCCAGTATGGGTGCGCAGGTTGCGCATCAGCAGTGTGATGACCACCCGCGTCCGTCGTTCCTGTCCCATTTGATTGGCGGTCGCACTAAAACGACTGCCACTAATCACCACCAAGACTGCACCCACTGGGTCTAGTAACGAATACTCGGAGGGGCGTTCTGGGAAGGATTCAACCGTGATTCCCAAATTGACGGCCTGCAACTGTGCTAGCACCGCTTCATCCAGTTGCAGCAAGCTCATATATCCCCCAGTGGCGTGCGTGACCACACACTAGGTGCGGACTGCATGACAATCTCGGTTTCAGTCACTGTCGATACCGGGACAACACCCAGCGACACTTCCCCGCTATTGATTTTTTCCAATAGTCGAATAGCATCGCGATAACGATTGCGCACATCATCAATCATGCCGCCACCGCGCCGTGCGCTAAACAGGTTATACACAGCCAACGAAACAGCGAGCGGTACTAGTGCGGGCGGAATGCTGGCGAATGGCAGGGTATAACGCCCCGTCAAATACACTTCCAACTCCGTCGCAGCATCCACAATCGCTGCTGCGACCGCATCAGTATCAATCTGCCCAGAACGACTGCGATCAGTGAGCTGCAACAGCTCGGCCAAACCAATGCGTTTCTCAATATCGGCCTGTGTGCAATACATTAGGTCAGCACTTCAACTTGCAGATAGGAGTCAGCTTTTAATGCCGCTAGCGTCTTGGCATCAACAGTTATCTCCTTAGGCTCTTTACTAAACTGCAGGCCGGCGCGATAACGCGATTCCACGCCGCGAGCCGTTACCTTGATAGTGTTTTTGCCCGCATCGGGCATTGGAGTAATGGGTTTCTTTTCTTCGCTCATTATTCACCTCAAATCACATACGGAGTGACTAGCACATCTGCCGTGCCATACCATTCATTGCCGCCGTCCAAATCCTTTTTCAGCAAGCGGCGTGCCGCTCCTTCAAGAGAAGGTGGCACAACCAATAGGGATGGGCTGATATTCAACTCTCGATTGCCATCACTTTTGAGTGACATCATTGCGGCGCGGGCTGCGGCATAGCTATTGGCATCCAGTGCAGCTTTTGACTTATGCGCGAGCTGCCAGAATGCATAACCCGCATTACCGCGCAGGTCGACCCCATAGCGGTACTCATTACTCATGAAGACACGCTCATCTTGATTGTCAGTCATGATGGTAAACTGAGCTGTTTTGCGGGACTGCCAAATGAATGGTTTCATGATATTGGTGATATCCAGCAGATACCAAGCAGGGGCTGCACCTGCCGTAAAGTTACTGGCCATACTGGCAGTACCCGTACCATCGGTATTCGGGTACACGGGATGATCCACATCAAAGAAAAATTGCCCATCATAGCAAAGCTGGGTATCGCCATTTTTGAGTAGACCAAAAATCTGCTGATCCATAAACTGAGCTGCCGCCTTACCCAAACCCTCCATTAATGGACGATAAATACCTACCTGATCATCTTCAATGTCGGTACGCTTCACACTCACCGTGGATTCAAAGCCCTTATTTAGGATTTGATACCCGTGTTGTTTAATATCTTTGACAGAGCGATCACCCACCCATTCACGGAGCATTGGCATATTACCCAACCAACCATAGGTGTTGCTGGCTGTGCTAGAGGGTACAATCGTGGCTACCCGCTCATAATGTGTTTGCCCGTGCATAGCATTGAATGCATTTTGGAAATCAGCACGAAATCCTGTATTTAGCGCCTGAATCAGCGCCGCAGTAATAGCTGCCATTATTTACCCCCTCCAAATACACCCGCGTCCCAACCACCAATGCGCGCCGCTTCACGCTCTGCATCTGATAGCCCAGCAGATTCATTGGCGGCTGGCGCCTTCCCGCCAGTTTGATTGCCTTTTAGCGCCGCGACCGCTGGAGTTGCCGACAGGTATTGGCGTAGGGCAGCCACATTGGACTTACCAAGCTCTGTCGCCCACGCTTCCTGAGCAGGTAACAGCTTGCCGTCTTCTTTGCCCTGCTTAATTAATGCAGCAACTTCATTGCTATTTTGTGTAGCCGTGAGTGCCGCAAGTTGCTGCTTTAGCTCTTCAACTACACCCACAGGCACATATTGGGCGAGATCTGGAGTGGCAGGCGGTGTGGCTGTCTGGGCTGGTGGGCTAGCTTTTAATGCAGCAATAGCGCTGTGTAGCGCCTCTGCATCATCAGTCTGCCCATCGCTCAGCCCCAGCAGCGCAGCAGTTTCTGGTTTCAGTTTCATTTCATGTACCTG